CAACAGCATAGCTGTTGTTGCCATCTAAGGCAGGTCTCGCAGTGGTGGTGCTACCACACACGCTGAGAGTCCGTGTGTGGTTCAGTTGTATTTTACATGGTGGCATATTGAGACTGGGCCCGATCACTCCAAAATCTCCGATGCCGCGGCCATGGTGACACCCACACCTGCTGCCAATGGTGAATACACACCCAACGTGGGTGCGATAGCAGAGGTCGCTTTGCCAAGCCAGGCGAGAAAAGTCTTCCAGAAGGAAGCATTCTCGCGATAGGTCACGGCAGGGGGCATGACCTTTGAATACTCCGCCATCAAATGCAGAGCAACCGGGTCATACGCGGGAGACATGTGCGAGTAGTCGTACAGGGCCGACGAGGAATCGACTTGGTATTCCACACACGCCCATGCGCGCAACAACCCGACGTTCCCGGTAGCGGACCAACTGGGGATCTTGTAAATGATCGTCTCCATGGTCCCGAAACCGGTAAACTGGGCCGTTGTGGCACTTGACGTGTTGAACAGATTCCCACCCGTCTGGTAGAAATCCGAGAACTCCATGTCTGTCACTATATCCTGGAAGGGATACGTTGGATCGACATTCCTCGCGACGGCGTAGGCGCCAAGGTTGAACGGGATAACCGCCTCCGGCTTGACCGAGTTGATGACATTATCACCTACCAGGGCCTTGCGCAGAGCGGTGCCACCCGCGGCACCCGTAACAGGCTCGTTAACATCGGCATCATGGATGTACGAGCGGAACACCTGGATAGAGCCGGTCCAGGCCATGGCATTGGTCGTGTTGACGATCTCGAGTTGCGATGAGGCAAATCGGAACGCTGACACGTTCTTTGCAGCATTGTCCTGGGGAAGCAATGTGTTCGTATCCGGGTACTCAACCGGCACCCACGCCGCTGCACCTGTAGAGGCACTTGTGCGCGTGAGGTAAAAGAAGGCAATTCCGGGTACGTTCGATGACATTAAGTACAAGTCCTGTCCAGCCGTCGCATAAGTAGCTAACGACGCTGTGGTCTCATACCGCTTGGTCACGACGCGCCCGGAATATGTGTCAGGCACGCCAGCGAACGCGCTCACGGAGAAATCCGGAGCTGCCAGCGCACACATGAGAAACTGTTTTCCAGCTTCCGACACCCGGGGTGCCTTCTTTCCACCCGCGCCACGGCGCTGGGCTGCCTTTCGGCGTTGTCTCTTTGGCGGATTGCGTTTCCGCCGCACGTTCTTCTTTTTGGTCATAGAATCGCGTGGCCACCGACTCGACTAGGGGGGGGTCGTCAAGCCCCAAGCAACTGATCTAGTCTGCCCCAAAAGGCCCTCCAGCGACGTTACATATAGTCAACGCGGTAGAGGGCCGTTAGCACGGGATGGTCGAGTAACCATGGCAAACTTGCAACCGCCCGAATCAAGCGATCACATTCGCGCATGGCCTCCACACTGCAACCATAGCGTACAGCCATCAACTCATAGATGGCATCCACGTCGTAGTCATCGTGGATCGCTGCCCGTGCCTTGAAAGCGTAATCGTCCAAAAGGAAAGTGGCGTAACCACCCGGATTCTCAACCGGGGCGCCATAACGATCACATACTTCCAAAAACGCGCCAAAGATCGGGTAGGTACGACCGACCTGCCATGACGCGCCGATGGCTCCAGCCATCTGCTTGTAAGCGAGCTCAAGGGAACCTCCCGCAGTCTTCTTGAACACGACTGCCGGGTCCTTGAGGACCTTGGCGGCTTTGCATATGGCACTCGGCAAGTTAACCCACACATCGCCATGCGACAATGTGGGCACCCACCAACCCTTAAGAAAGGTTGTGCCATGCAGGGTACCCGTCCGCTT